TCATTCTGATATCCAAGAAACGTTATGTAGCTGACAAATATGAATTTAATTCAGATGAATGTAAGCGTAATTCTATGGGTATTGTTCTTAAAAGAAGGGATAATGCTCCTATAGTGAAACATGTATTTGGTAATGTCATTGAGAAAATTATGATAGATAAAAACTTTGAGAAAACAGTCATTTGGCTTCAAGAAACCTTACGAGAAATTTGTAAAGGTGAATTTGAAGATCATAATTTTATAATTACTAAGTCTTTGCGTGGATATTATAAGAATCCAGGTGGTATTGCCCATAAAGTATTAGCGGATAGAATGGGAGAACGGGATCCTGGTAATAAACCTAAACCAGGTGATAGAATGCCTTATGTATATCATGTGGTAGATGATAAACCAATACATGTAGGAAATTTTAAGAATGGAAAACCCAAATATAAGAAAAAGAAAATACTTCAAGGAGATCGAATAGAAGATCCCGAATATATTAAGAATAATCCAGAATTAAAGATAGATTATAAGTTTTACATTACCAATCAAATTATGAATCCAGTAAAACAAGTCTTAGATTTAGGAATGGATCCAGAAGCCACGCTTAAAATATTTCAATTGAATTAAAATATATGTATAATTATAAAATGCTTAAACAAATAATTATGATGGGTGGTGGAAAGCGACAGAAAAATCCGGAAATTCCTATCAGTGGATGGAAAGGATCGCTCTTGAATTCAATTATCATCCCACTATTGATTTTTTGTGTAAGAGTTTGGATGGTCCAGACATCATATAATCAAATAGCCCCTAAATTAATTTCTAATAATGGTCAATCTATACAACAATTTAAAGAATTAACATTTTTAGAAACTTTGAATGTTGTCTGGTTGGTAGATTTTTTAATATTGGATAATTAATATGTTTTTTACTTAAAATTATTTTATTGTCTCTTATTATAAAAATGAGTGAATATGTTAATGAACCTTTACCTGTATCAGATGAAGAAGTTGTTGCTGTTAACGAAGTAGAAGTAGAAGAAGAACCTGTTACCGAGGAAGTAGAAGAAGTAGCTGAGGAAGAACCTGTTTCTACCCAGGAAGTTGTGCAAAATGTACAAGAAATGTTAACGACTGAACCTGTTGCTTCTGTAGAATCAACTAGTTTAGAAGAAAGAGTTAAAGTTTTAGAAGAAAGACTTGAAAAGTTGGTTAAAATATTACAATCATCATACAGTAATTATGAATATGATGATGATAAATTTAGATGGACACATGATATGTTATATATCCGTGAAAACTTAAATGAATTATAAATTAGTCTTATTATATATTTTTTCTTTAGAATAATAAATGATTATTATTGTATTTATTTAGTTTGAGTAAGCGAGATATAACATAGTTATTGAGTATATTTCAACTTAGTTGGAATATGCGAGACCACCCATACCCGACATAATGCGTAGGACGTTGTAGTTGACGGCGTAGATTCTGACGTTGGTACCGGACTGCGTAGCATTGGAGAACGTAAGCTGAGCATTGTCAATGCGAGAGAAGTTGCACGTGCCAGATGGCTGATGCTCTTCCGGTTTGAGAGCAAAGGAGTATACGGCCAAGGAATCGGTTTTCTGAACACCACCATTACCAGTGTGGTGCTGCCACACCTGAGTTCTGGTGAAGTAATCAAGGTGCTGGGATGAGAAGCGCTCGTGACCATTCAGTTTGAGACCGACAGCTGTGCCCTCCGAATCGGAAGTCTTTTTTTCACGTGCGTCACCGCTTCCACTGACCTTAAGACGAGTGTGGGTCGCGATAGAACCATTGGGGCCACCACCAGAGGACCGATCACCCGAAAAGATTAATTCCTTAACAGGATGATTGAAGTTGAGATCAATCGAAGTCGATGGAGCCGAATTTTGGAACTGGAGCTGCTCAATCAGGTATTCGTGGGAAACTTGAGCGAAGCGTCTGCGCTCGTCGGTGTCGAGGTAGATGTATTCGGCCCAGAGTTTGAGTTCACTTGTGGCAACGTCGCAGGTCGCGTCCCCGAGTTGTGCATTAGTACATAGTTCCATGATAACCTTGACTTCGTGATACTGAAGAGCGATCAATGGTAATGCTAGACCTGGGTTGCGATTGAACCAGAACTGAAGAGGAACCCAGGCAGAGCATTCTTCAAGAGTGTTTGCAACATCCGCCCCTTTGCAGTGGAAAGCCATAGCTTGTTCTTTCGTCGGTCTCATCGCAATTTCCTTGGTGGTGACAGCGACCGGGATAGCTGTCGCGTATTGAGCACCACCTGTATTCGAACCATCGCCCTTACAAATCATGGGGAAGGTGCACGCAGTATTCGGGGATGTGAGCTCGTGCCACGCGGTGAGCCAGTGACCGTAATGTTTATCAATCTTCTGTCCACCAATCTCAACCTCAACCTCCTTCAGGAGGGTGAAACTAGGATAACAAAAACTATTATTGCTACCAGTGAATGCGGCATCCGGGTTCCAGTTAACAAACATTCTGTGAACTAAATCACCATTACGCGAGATGGTCGCGGTAAGACGAGCCGATGCGGCAACGGTGCCATTAATAGTCTGTTCAATAAGTTCCATAGAGAAGTTAGTGTGTCTGCGGTAGACAACCTTAAAGAAAGTGATTTGCGGGTTACCCGTAAGGTAGATATCCTGAGCGCCATAAGCTACAAGTTGCATTAATCCTCCTCCCATATTTTTATACCTTAACATAGAAAATAATTTGAGAGAAAAAAAACTTAAATTACTTGAATATTTTAAATTGTGTTTATTTTAAAGTAAATTATTTTCTATGTTAAGGTATAAAATGAGTGAAGGTGGAATAAACAATCAAAATCATTTAGAAGTTGGATCCTTACATGCACAGAATATCACTTTAACTGGTACTTTTAATTCAAATTTAGATGTAAATATAGCATCATCTGCTACAGGGATTGACGGTAGCGCGGCCATTACCGCTACCATCAGCGCATCGCCCACCGGTCAGACTTTCTCGACAAATACATTAAATATAATTGATGTTACTAGAACTGCGACGGACGTGTATGGATTTCAACTTCCGCTTCTTAGCGCAAGTAATTCTGGGGATATAATTAGAGTTATGTTCCCAGTACATGTAGGGACCTCGACTTCGGCCGCGCAATATGATATAAATGTGGCGAGCACGGATGCAATATATGGGACTGTATTAGCCAAATATATGGGATCCGCATTCGTCGCTCAAAATGGTTCAGTCCTGGGTGATCAAGAAAAATTGGTTGCATGCAATGGAAAAGGTAAAATCTCTTTAAAAACAGGGGTCATACACTTTGGTGGTGAAGCAGGAACTGAATTTATATTTATAAATAGAAATAAAGAAGTATGGGAAGTTAGTGGTCAAGTTGTTATGGGCATTGGTAACTTTGCCCATGAACCAGTAATATTTTATACTTAAACTATTGTTTATTTTATCATTTTTTTTCTAAGTTAAATATATTATAAAATATGGAATCTAACCTGAATCGGAAGAAATCAATTAACTTATACATTTTAACTTACTTTTTAAGATTTAAATTACTTTGAATAATTTAAATGATTAAGATTATTTTTAAGAAGATTAATTATTAAAGAACTTGACTTTTGAATACGATTAGTTGCTGTAAGCTAGGCCACCCATACCCGACATGATACGTAGGACATTGTAGTTGACAGCCCAAACCGTTAAGGTGGATCCTGTAGCAATAGTAGCAGTGAAATCTAGTTTTGCATTATCAATTCTTGAGAAATTACAAGTTCCGGATGGTTGATGTTCTTCTGGTTTTAAGGCGAATGAGTAACAATAGATGTGTTTTGTCGGAACTTTATGACCTGCCTGAATAGGTTGACATGTCCTGAAATACGAAGCATTACGTTTCGCAAAACGATCATGACCATTTAATTTTAGACCTGCTGTAGCAAATGGTTCGTATGAGGTTTGACCCCACATATATTCAATCGTTGAAGTGGTGCCTACAGTCGTATAGTTAAAATAATCATTTCCTTCTTCAGCATCTGAATTTCCTATATTTAATGTAGCATCGCACTTAGCTGCACTAGTACTCGTACTTTCAACCTTACAAAAATCATCTTGGACTGTCCAAATTAATTCTTTAACTGGATGATTAAAGTGTAATGTCTGTGAGGTAGACATAGGTGCTACTTGTCTTTGAACTTGTTCTATAAGGTATTCATGAGATACCTGGGCAAATCTACGTCTCTCATCTGTATCAAGATAGATATAATCGGCCCATAACTGCACATCGGGGTCTTTGGTAAGCGCTGTCAACGTTACACCAGAACAATTTATACAAGCATTAAGATTTCTAAATGTAAGTTTAACTTTAACTTCATGGTATTGAAGAGCGATTAATGGTAGAGCTAAACCAGGATTACTGCAGAACCAGAATTTAAGGGGTACATATAATCTTGTAGACAAATCAGAGGTATCTGTTTGGATAGTGGTTGATGCATGGTGTGTCAGATATGGATTTTTGTGTCTGTGTTTATTTAACCCCTTCCATTCTTTTTCATCGTGATCAGTTAATTCATTCCACACATCTAACCATTGCGAATAATGACGGTCTATTCTTTGACCACCAATTTCAATTTCACATTCCTTGACATAAGCATGTCCTGTATTATTAGTCCAATTCATATAGCTTGACTTGTCTGCTTTCATATTAGTTGGGTCAAGTTTAATATCTAACCATAACTGACCGACTAAATCACCATTACGAGAAATAGTAGATGTGACAGTAGAACCGGTTCTAGAAGTGGGACCATTTAACGTCTGGCGAATGGCTTCCATTGAGAAGTTAGTATGTCTACGGTAAACAACTTTAAAGAATGTGATCTGTGGATTACCTGTTAAATAAATGTCTTGAGCGCCATAAGCTACGAGTTGCATAAGTCCTCCTCCCATATTTTTATACCTTAACATAGAAAATAATTAAACTTTTTTACATAAAGAAATATCCAAGTATTAATTAAATACGATGAATTCTGGAAATAAAGGTTTAGCAAATCTTGGAAATACATGTTATATGAATTCAGCTATACAATGTTTAAGTCACCTCTTAGAGTTCCACCCTAAAAATGAAAACTTCTTGAATGAAAATAAAAATAAAGGTGACATTTATTGTGAATGGCTCAATCTTCAACTTAGATTATGGGTAAATGATAAAGAGACCCATATCATTCCACGATCATTCTTACAAAAGTTTATATCAGACTGTCAACAAAAAGATATCTTATTTTATAACTTTCAACAAAATGATACCGAAGAGTTTATTAATATTTTTATGGATCTTCTTCATCAATCCATTAAAAAAAAAGTTAATATAACCATTAAAGGTGAAGTATCCACGCAACTAGATAAATTAGCGGTGAAATCAATGAATTCATGGCAACAATTCTTCCAAAATGATTATTCATATATTATTGAAAAATTCTATTCACAACTCTTATCTATTACATCTTGTACTAAATGTGATTATGTAACTATTAATTTTGATCCATGTATGGTTATCTCACTAGCTATACCAGATACAGCTAAATCATTATATGATTGCTTAGATTCTTATATATCCAAAATAACTTTAGATTGTGATAATTTGTGGAAATGTGATAAATGTAAAGAATTGGTTCAACCCGAGAAAAAAATCATGTTATGGAAGTCATCTGATATCATAATCATTTTACTCAAACGTTATTCCAATGGATATAAAAATGATAACTTTATAGAATTTCCGCTAGAACTTGATATTTCAAGTTATTCTTTAAATTATGGAAGTGATAAAACTATTTATAAATTATCTGGTATTTGTATCCAAAGTGGATGCCTCGGGGGTGGTCATTATTATGCGATGTGTAAAAATGAATTAGACCAGATATGGAGGGAATATAATGATACAAATGTTCGACTAGTAGAAGAATCTGAATTACTTAAACAAAAGCCATATTGTTTATTTTATAGACGTTTTTAAATGATTGAATAAGTATAGTCCATGTTCCTAGTGTATATTTTACAATCTGATAACTTTTCCTATGTGGGGATGACGAATGATTTTTTAAGAAGATTTAGACAACATAATAAAGAGATTAAAGGTGGTGCGAAGTGTACGTCAAGAAGGGAAAAGTGGTTTCCTATTTGTATTATCGATGGATTCGCAACTATGGTAGAGGCTATGCAATGTGAATGGTCGTTAAAACATTATCTTAAGAAACAGTTTAAAGGGCCGAAAGGAAGAATACAAAGGCTGACTGCTCTATTAGATAGAGGAATTTGGACTTCAAAAAGTCCTAAACTAATAGACCAAGATCTAACTATTTACATAGATGATGAATATAAAGCGTTATTAAAAAAAGATATCTTTCAAATAAAAGAGTTATATTGGAAATGGTAATTTATGAATATATCAATAAATCAGCCATAAACCATATTCCATAGACTGAATATAATATAATTATGACTACTAAACATTTTTTGGGGAAATTACGATACACATGTTTTACATAATTCCATAAATCTTGTAATATCATGATTACTATATCTTTATTTATCTTTATTTATCTTTAAATTTCATTCGTTCGTATTACAATTTCTTTCATTGGAGATATAACGTCAGATATAGTAGGTGCTGAAGCCAATATAGGGGGTCCTTCTGATGTTGATGCTTGAATATCGTTGGTTATTTTTTGGACTAAATCTTGTAATTGAGCATGACTACTGGTTCTCACTAACAAATCGTGTTTATATTTAAAGCAAATACCTAAACCGGTAAATAATCCACCCATGTAGCAAATGATGTCTATTAATACGATATCTAATGTATTCATTATATATTCTTTATATTTTATGTTTATATCTTAATCTTTTATAGTTATTTATACTTTTGTCCATTTCCTGGACGAATTTAATTTCATTAAATTACCTTTGTGTCTGATAATAGTTCCAACGGAATATCCT